GCTTCCTGGCTGTACTAACTCCTTTCTCAAATTCATGTAAAATCTTATTGTAATTCGCTTTGACAAACCAAAGGTTGGGATAGTCATAAACATCATAATCCATCTTATGATACATCATATCTATCAGTGTGTTCCTGATACCTACAAGAGGTCTCAAGGGGTTCTGAAAGTAGAGGGTGTCTATTGGCGACTTCAGGAAATCATGAAGTACAAGGACCACTGGCAATAGCAGGACACGCCACATTAATTTCTCTGTATAAAATAAAAATGCCAGGTTACGGCAAGCGAATGGAAAAGTATGCCCCAGAACCCACTGACGAAGTCCAAGAATTGGATCAGCGTTTCAAGCTTCCACTTCTCCCAGCGATGACCCTCGTCCAATTGACCATCCTCGCGATGATCTTGGCGTACGCGTGGTCTGTGCGTAAGATGAACAAGGCTGTTGTGTCCACTGCGGCTTTGGCCATTGGTCTCCTCCACATGTATGATCACATGTACCGCGTCAAGCGTGGTGATGAACGCCTCTTCTTCCTTCCACAAGCGAAGAAGGAAGGTTACTGCACCGCCTGCCAAAAATAAATTAGTAGTAAATTGTAAGAAGTATGCGTGTCAAAATCGTTCGTAGCCCAGACTCCAAAAAGAAGTTCAGGGCGATTCTCGAAGACGGCAGGACTGTTGACTTTGGTGCCAGTGGGTATTCCGACTACACCAAACACAAGAATCCTTCGCGAATGCGGTCCTATGTTCTCAGACACGCGGGAAGAGTCCCTAAGCGTACAATTGCTGAGCGAGACCCAAAAAAGATACAAAAATTGATGTTGGAGGTTGATGTGAGTGACAAAGAAGATTGGAAGTTATCCGGTATTGACGGAGCCGGCTTCTGGTCACGATGGTACCTTTGGAGTCAGCCAACAATTCCAGAAGTACAAAGGTTCATGTCAAAAAGATTTGGAATTAAATTCGTTTAATATAGTAGATGCTCACTTACATTTTGGTAGCAATTCTACTTTGTGTTTTGTTGTCAGCTTCTGGTATTTTGTATATGAGATTCAGACCAACACTTATCATAAATAATGCCAAAAAGTTGATGGAAGATGGTGTATTTTATGGATACACAAAATGTAATTTTAAAGGTGATAAATTTGAAGGTAATATTAAGAATGGAAAATTCACATTAGTTACCGATGATTATACCCCAGTTAAGTCAATCATTGTACCACCTGGAACTAAAATTACAACTTATAGAAATATTGACGGAACAGGGCCACAGTATAATTACAAAGGACCAACAATTATACCATGTGGATTGGAAATAAAAAACATAGTTGGTAAGAAGGATTAAGTAATTTTCTCGTTAAATAATAATGAAGACTTTGGGAATCATAATTTTGGTTTTAGTGATACTACTTTTTTCTGGTTTGGCATTTATTCTAACCAGAAGTCCAGAACCAGAACCAGTGATAGATCCAAGTGCTCCAGGTGTTCATTATTATGAAGAGTGTGACTACAAAGGGAAACACAGGCTTATAAATGTAGCTCCGTCGGTAATAGGTGATAGTTTCAAATCTGTACGCGTTCCCGACGACTTCGCAGTAAAGGCGATGAGTACAACAGATGAAGAAGTTTTTATTAAAGGTCCTAGTACAGTTAAATGTACAGAATTTAAGAGTATGGAAGTTTTACCAAATTAATTATTGGCCAGGCCCCGCTTCTTTAGGTCAGCTTTAAGATCCGCCATAAGGGCAGCTCGTGGGTTGAGACTCATAGGTCTCGGTGGTGGAGGTGCCATTGGTGCGGCAACTCTTCTTGGAGAAACACGAACTGGTTGTCTCATCCTTGGTTGTGTGGGCTCGGCCTCCTTGAGAACCATTTTACAGACCTTGATGAACTTCTTGGCACTCTTAGCTTGGTTTTCCAAACTTGGCTCACCCTTGTTCTTCTTTGGCAACTTCGCCATGAGTTCCTTCTTTGTGAGTTTGACGCGTTTTCCTTTGACATCTTTGGTCACCCTGAAGCCAAGCTTCTTGACCTTTTCTTTGAGCTTTTCGTACTCCATTTAATATAAGTTGGGAAATTAATAGTAACGGACACCCGCTCGAGTAGCGGCGTCATCAATTTCATCAACCATTTCCCAAGCCCACATACATTCCTGGGCATCTTGATGTTCGCAGATTGAGTGCGCAAGATCAAGTGCTTCGTGTAGGATCATTTTGAGACGCATCTGTCTTGTAGTGATCTGCTTTGGTTCGTGTAGAGACGGTGCTTCATACATTTGTTGAAGAGCAACGCGGGTGATTTCACTCTTCTTCATTTCGTAGTTAATTTCATCGCTTCGACAAGCCGCGACAATACCATATTTGCGTCTCATTGGTGGTAGAGGTGGTGGTGACCAATACCCAAACCTCTTGAGTGTCTTCACCATTAAATATCTATCGGAAGATATTTTTAAGACCATTTAAGTCTTTCCAGAAATCTTCTGAATAAGTACGGAGTGAGCTCACTTAAGGAGCCAAATGGTACATAGACATAATCTGGAAAGTCGTCCGCCATCCCCAAAAGCTGAGCAACTTTGTATCTATTGTGAGGACAAGTTCGGGCAAACTTAATATCTTCGGAATTGTGGGTCGCCAAAAGAGTGTGGATATTTTGTGATGCACCAAGTGTCATTTCAAGACCAGTTCTAAAAGATTTATCAACTTCAGTTTTGTTTGGCAAAAGTCCCACCTGCTTTCCAAGGTAGGCACCTCTCACCAATTTCGCACCAAGTTGGATACCAGCTCTCTCAAATTGAATGATATCCATTTCAAGTTCTTTGAGTGCGTCTCTGCGATACATTTGATATGTCTTGAATACATGTGGTTCGTATTGATTGTATTGAATCATGAGATCCGTGCATACTTTGGGATAAAGTACTTCTTCGGCATCTATACAAACCTGAACACGATTGTTAATAGAATGCTGTATTAACTTTTTAATATGCGATTCTGCCATATATGGTGACGACTTGGATCCAAATGATGTCATTTTTAAAGCAACCATTGACCTGGGGACAGTTGGAATCATTTTCATATTTATGTCACTCACATACTGAGCATCACTGGGATGACAATTCTCACGGGCATAGTCTAAAATCACTCTAGAACCTGACCGATAAACATTTCCTATTACATTTTTCAATTCATGATTTAGAGCGGCATATCGTAGCATATCTTAAAGATGACAGACATTTTTAAGTAAATGGAAACGAGGGCTCTAATTACCCAAGTTCTTATGCCGAGAATCAGACAACTTGAAGAAGAAGTTGCCGCGTTACGAAGACAGACCTGGCCATATGTTCAGGCGGAAAAAGACGCAAAAGGTCTCAGAAGTATAGATGAATTACGAGACTTTTTCAAAAATCTTGACGACGACACAACATTGGAACTCTTGAGACTCAAAGCGAGACTCTCAAGAAATCCAGGACTTCAGGGAAGGGAGGTTGATATGATCATGAGCTTGCGAAATAATTTTTGTTGATGTATAGTAAATATGTTGCCTTTGATATATCCTTTATTAGCTATATTTGGTTTCAAGAAGGCGAATGACGGTGGACCAATGGAACTCACACAACTCGCATCTCTCATATGTTGTACTTTGGTGACATTTATGACAACTAGATCTCTTATGAAAGTACCAGTAAAAAGTCCTCCATTTCTCATGATGATGCTTGTCTGTTGTGTGTGTAGTTGTTCATCATCTGTAACACTTGCTAATGATACCAAAAAGCGTATTGAAGCACTTACACCAAAAGAAGAATAAGCTTAAAAAAAGTCATCCGTTCTATACAAATTCACTGCGTATGAACCAGTTTTACCAGTTACTGAAACTGTTTCATTCCCATAGAGTTCTTCACATCCGATGTCCTCCATACAATCACGCGCGTTGTGACTAATTGGTACAGAGTAGAGGTTTTCACCACCAGTCGTTGTGTAGTAGTGGTAGCGATCACGGCGTCCTCTGACTTCCTTACCATAGAGTGGAAGAGTTTCCCCATTACCTGTAATGACACCCATTTGTTGCATGTACCCAGGTTTGTACTGTTTAATTGGTGCTCCTCGGAATTCTGGTTCGCGTCTGGGGTCGCGTTGTTCCAACTCAATGCGTGGTGGTACTGGCATCACGGGTACCTCCACTGGAACTTCAACAACCTTGGGGTTGAACCACATGTAACTCAAAACAAGAGCAAGTACAACAACGGCTGACATCAAGATTTGATTTTTCGCTTTGTTCTTTATCTTCATTATATTAGTTAAGGATTATTATTTAGATAAAGACATGAAGGTACTCGCCATAGATATTGGGTATCACAATATGGGTCTAGTCTTAGCTGAATGTGGAAAAGGCCCTAAAATCGATGTGGAGTATATAAAGAAAGTGAGCCTTGAAGACTATAAACACATCAAAAGTAATGACATTGTAGATTTAGTTCCTTTATTTGTAGAAGATCATCAATTCATTTTTGAAGTCGCGGATGTAATACTTATAGAAAGGCAGCCACCGGGTGGTCTCACAAACATAGAAGTACTCCTAAATTACATGTTCAAAGATAAAGTTATTTTGGTTTCACCTGTGAGCATGCATACACATTTTGGTATGAGGCATCTAAACTACGAGCAGCGCAAGGAGAGAACAATTTCTATTGCGAGTAAGCATATTTCTGGAGAAATACCTTACGAGCGGAAGCATGATATTGCTGACGCACTTTGTATGATAATTTATTACAACTTTAATGTGTCAGTTCATTTTTTTGATCGGTTTAGATTCACCGGTTCTCGGCTCTAATAATTTCTAGGGCATTCGCCACCGACTCCAATGCTTCAAACATCGTAGCCGCGCTACGGTTCTTACAACAATTTCTAATTTTTTCAATATTGTATTCAAAAGAATTCTTTTCTTGTTCCTTTCTCTTTTCAACTGATTTTATCACTTCTTGAAGTCTTTCAATTTCTGAATCAATCTTTTCAGTAATAACATCAATTGCTTCATCCATCTTGACAATTTCGTTTTCAAACCAATCTAGATGTCTCTTGAGAAGATCTCTCTTCACTGCAGACTTTGTTCGTTCAATTTGTTTTTCAATTCTATCCGTCTTCTCATCAATAATGCTAATGTTACTCAAATATTTTTCATGATGGTATTCCTTCGATTGCTCGAGGGCTTGAATTTGTTGCTTGAGATCACGAATTGTTTCGTCCATGGATTATTTCTAACATATCATCGTCCCAAAACTTTATACCTAGCACGCGTTCATGATAGTCTATGATCAATTTCAAAGTTTTTGATCTTAGACCACCAGTTAGTTTATCTTTAATGTCTGTACCCTTATAGAAGGCGTACTCTTTTTTGAGTCTTTCCAGTTCTTCTTCGCGCCAGGATTTCATCTTTACTTTGGAACTTTACCAGACATCAACAATCTTAGGTCGTTAATGAACATATCAAAGCGTCCGAGTCGATATTGGACCAAAGCCCACAAAGCAAAAAATACCGTTTTTGTGAGGTTATTTATGTCATTATCTTCCATCTTGTAGATTGGACTGACCACTCTATGCATGAAAGTTTCTTCTTTCTCCTGACCTGTCACATACATCTCCATCTGCGTCAAAGCACAAGTGTCGTCATTTACCGACCAATGATAGAACAAGAATGGAATAAGTATGGAGTAGAATTCTAGGTTACGACGATCATTTGTAAAGGGAACCACCAAAATCATGATGAGGAAAATAAGATGAATCCAGAATATTATGTTCATCTATTATAACATGAGCGAAGAAATTTTTGACGACCAAATGATCAAACAAAAGGAGCTCGAGCACCGACGTGACAGTTGGAACGAGCAACATGAAAGTATATTGAGACAGTGGGGTGAGGCGTCTGGGTGCTACAGGTACATGCACCACAGGGCGTTCCTCATGTACAAAAAATTGAGTATGCGTTTTACTTTGCCTGTCATTGTGCTATCAACTTTGACTGGTACCGCTAACTTTGCTCAAGAACAATTTCCAGAATCTGTGAGAGGTATGGTTCCATCTGTGATCG